AGAAGAGTTTGTTAATATAAGTTTAACTAAAAAAGATGTATTTAAACTGATAGGAGCTTTACATTGCATTCAAAAAGATATGAAATAATGAACGGATACGAACTTTCTCGAAATTATTTTGACTGGTGTTTTGAAAATCCTGAAAAGGTTTCTCCAAATCATACTGCAATTTATTTCTTTGCTATTGAACATTGTAATCGTTTAGGCTGGAGAGATAAATTTGGATTCCCTACTCAAATGGCAATGGATGCTATTGGAATAAAAAAGAATCAAACTTATACTAGATACTTAAATGAATTAGTTGATTTCGGATTTATAAAAATGGTTCAAAAAAGTACAAATCAATATTCTGCAAACATAATCAGCTTAATAAATGCTATACCTAAAAACGGTAAAGCATTGGATAAAGCAATCGTAAAGCATGGGGTAAAGCAAATCAAAGGCATGGGGCAAAGCAATAGTACTATAGATAAACCAATAACTAATAAACCAATAACTATTAAACCAACGATTGATGAATTTATAGAATACGCTTTAGAAAATAAACCAAAAGCAAATAAGCAAGAATTAATATTTAAATATAAATCATGGGAAAATAATGACTGGTGCATTACTCGTAAAGATAAAAAAGAACCTATTAAAATTTGGAAAACAACTTTATTAAATACTTTAAAATATATTAATGAAGAAGTAATTGCAAATCCTTACAACCTTTCACCTGCTCAACTTGAAAGTTCACGAATAGCAGAACTACAAATTGCAGAAGCTATTAAACAAAAAGCCCTACAAAATGATTCTAAATAAAAATAATTCAATAGACTATCTTTTCGCTGTAAAAGATGGTAAAGTTAAAAGCGGTTTAGGGTTGGGGTGTGATAACATTGATAACTATATTCGTTTTAAACGTGGACAAATGAACATGATTCTAGGAGGTGCTAACGTTGGTAAGTCGTATTGGTTTCAATGGTATGCACTAGCTATTTCTAGTCAACATGATATTAAATGGACTTTATGGATGGGTGAGGACGAAGTAGGAGAAACAATGATAAATTTAATTCAAATGTATTCAGGCAAAAACTTTTACTACCTTACGCATGATGAGATTAGAAAGTTTAATTTAAAAATTGAACACTGGTTTACATTCATAGACCCTTCATTAATTTATTCACCTAGCGACCTTTTAAAAATATTTAAAGAAAGTTCATCCGATGCTTTTTTTATAGACCCTTATACAGGATTAAAACGGGGTTACGGGTTTTCTGACAACTACGATTTTTTAAACGAGATGCGGGAATTTTGCAATAGCTCAAAGAAAACGGTTTATATTTCTTTGCACCCATCAACAGAAAGCCAAAGAAGTACGGGACAATTTCCGAAAGGACATCCACTAGAAGGACATCAAAAACCGCCAAAGATGGCAGACGCTGAAGGGGGTCAAGCATTTGCAAATAGAGCTGATGACTTTTGGATAGTTCACAGATTTACACAGCATGAAACCATGAACAACGTTACGCATATTCACGTACGTAAAAACAAACGAAATAGAACGGGGGGGCAACCTACACTTATGGATTTTCCTTTACCTTTTGATTTTAATAATGGATTAGGTTTTAGAATTGGGGGTTACGATTTAATAAAAAGAAACACTTTGATAGAAAAAAGTGAGTATTTAAAACCTAATTTTGGATTTTAATGGACGACTTAAGATTAACACAATCGGAAATTTATTTATCAATGACAATAAATAAACTACTATTTCGCAAAATAAGCATGAAAAGAAAAGGTTTAAGCGACTTAAAGATAAAAGAAGTAGAAAGTACTATCAATGATTTAAACATAGTCTTAAACACGTTTAAAACACTTGAGAAAGAATGGAGGGTTGCACGAAGTAGATGTTCAGATTTAGAATTGCATTGGCTAATAGCTAAAAAAGAAACGACAGAACAGATTAAAATTAACGATGAACTAATAAAAATGATATGAAAAAAGAACTTGAAAGATTAGGATTTCAACGAGTGGATACTCCTGACATAATTTTATACAGAAAATATAATATTACGATTGAGAAAGTATTTTGCGGTTATTTAATTAATAAACCGTATAAAATATTCAAAACAATTGATGAGTTAAAAAATATCATTAAATTTGGCAAGTAATGGAAAAGATAAACATCAAAGCATTAAGCGTAAATTCGTGCTATCAAGGTAAAAGATTTAAGAACCAAGTACATAAAGAATATGTATCAGAAGTTATGAGACAGTTACCTATTTTTTTTATTGGTCGACCGCCTTACAAGCTTATTTTAGAATTTGGATTATCTAGTAAGCTTCAGGACTTAGATAATTGTATTAAAGTTTTTCAGGATTGCTTAACTGTGAAGTATGATTTTAATGATAGGGATATTTATCAACTTGAAGCGGTTAAATTAAATATTAAAAAAGGTGAAGAGTATATTAAATTTGACATAATAGAAACAAGATGAGCGACATAACAATGTGCAACGGCAATAACTGCCCTAAAAAAATAGAGTGCTACAGATTTACAGCATACGCAAGCGAACACCGACAAAGCTGGTTTTGTGAGCCGCCATTTAAGATAGTGGAAAACAAGTTCACGTGTGATATGTTTTGGGGTGATAGAAACGAGGGAATTATAAACCAATTAAAAGATATAATGAAATGAACGAGCTAGATGTATTAGTTGAGAGATTAAAGAAAATAGGTATTGATATTCAGTTGACTGGCAACATACCTTGGATTTACTTAAGAAGTGTAAACGGTAATGTAATTAAACGAGAGGATTGCAAAAACGCTAATTACGGTCATTGTATTGCATGGTACCCTTCTTTTAATTATGATACTTATCATATTAATTGGCATGACATTAAGTACACATTTGAATTAATTAGAAAATATAAGTAAGATGAGTACAACCTTCGGAGTAAAGATACCAAGCACTGGTGAAGTTATACCAATAGCAAGGAGAATGAACGGTAATATAAATTTTACTAATCCAATAGCTGAACTTTTAGCAGACGAAATTAAGGTGATAGCAATGAATAACAGCCCTCAAGGGGTTTACACAATTAAAGATTTAAAAGATGGGCAAAGTAACAATTGAGTTCGATTCAGTAGAAGAGCAAGACGATATAAACATGGCTTTAAATGGCTATAAGTATAGCGTAATACTTCATCAGTTAAATAATGATTTAAGAAGCATAACTAAGCATGGAGTCTATAAAAATAGAGAAGCTACATCAGAAGAAATAGAACTAGCACAGGAATTAAGAGATAGTATACAGTCGTATTTGTCAGATTATAATGTAAGTATTTAAAAAACTTAATTACCTTTATCAAATGGTTGAAAACATAGAACGAATAATGGAGCTGTTTAACTCTGGAATAGGGAAAACAAATGTAGCGAGAACAATATGTGAAGAGCAAGGAATTGAATTCGACCACAATAATAGACGAAGCGTAGGCAAACTAATAAATCGTAGGTTAAACAATGGTATTAATCAAGAGTGCGAAGCCGTAGGGATAGATATAGAAAAAGTAAAGCACTATTGGTATAAAGGTGAACATTATTCTATCAATGTAAAGGGGGTCGAAAACGACTCCTTTAACTATCATGAATTTAAACAAGATTTTATCAGCACAGTTGAGAATATTAAACCTAACCATATTACAATTGAGCGGTCGGAACTCATCGAGGACTCGCACGCTTTACTTATAGACCCTGCCGACATTCATATAAACAAACTTTGTTCTGCATTTGAAACGGGTGAAGAATACAACTCACAGATTGCAGTTCAAAGGGTAAAAGAAGGCGTTTATTCAATACTTAAGAAAAGTAAATATTTCAACATTGATAAGATTATATTAATAGTTGGTAACGATGTTCTAAACACTGACAATGCTAAGAGCCAAACGACAAAAGGCACACAACAGGACACACATTTAAAATGGTTCGACGCTTTCATTATGGCAAAACAGTTATACATAGATATAATTGAAACCTTAGTACAGATTGCAGACTTAGAAATAATTTATAACGTCTCTAATCATGATGAGATGAGCGGGTTTTTTCTAATGGATTCTTTGTACAGTTGGTATAACACACATCGGAATATAGAATTTAATCGAAGCCCGTCACATAGAAAATACACAACCTACGGTAAAAACCTTATAGGCACAACTCACGGAGATGGAGCAAAGCAAAATGATTTACCTTTATTAATGTGCCATGAAGCTTCAAATTATTGGCACGATTGTAAACATAGATACTGGTTTACTCACCACGTTCACCACAAGACCAGCCGTGATATTATGAGCGTACAAATAGAGTCATTACGTTCACCAAGTCCTGCAGATAGTTGGCACCATAAAAGCGGTTACCAACATTCACCTTTAGCGATTGAAGGTTTTATATTTCATAAGGAGTTTGGGCAAGTCGCACGCTTAACTACACTTTTTTGAGAATAATGGATATATTTGAAACTAAAATACTACTTTTACATTTTAACTATCATTGTAGAACGAAAAAAAACGTATCTTTGTCAATGATATTCACTTATTATTTAAACTAATGTACACTATAATAATATCACTATTCATTGCTATACTACTAATAAGGGAATGGTCATTATCTAGCAAAGCGAAATCTTTACTAGGTATAGACCCTTTCAAATTTGTTAAGGTATTAGATTGTTTTCCATGCTTTACTTTTTGGACTTCAGTAATAGTTGTAATTTGCACACAAGAAAATATAATTTATTCACTAGCTACATTCGTGATAGCATCAATACTAGACAAACTATGGAGTTAAACATTCAAGGACGTATATCTTTAGATATATTAAGAAACAAAATAATAGCTAAATTCACGCCATCGACCTTTGACGAGAAAATACATATCCAAACAATATACCAAGCAATAACAAAAAAGACGTTATCTTTAAATTGTTCAGGTTGTTGGGCTAATGCAATTAACATAATTAATAACTTTATAAGATTTCACGAAACTGCACCGTTAACGATAGTTTTAGATACTGAAGTAATAAGTGGTCAGTTTGAAATAATGAGTTTTAAAGAGATGAAAGCATTATTGAAAGATAAAGGTATTAAAATGCCACGTAACGCGACAAAGGAAATACTAAATAAATTAATCAATGGCTAAGTCAGATGAGTTTATAATCAATTTAGGCAAGCATGCAGATAACTATATTTCTGAATGTTTAGCGCATACTAAAGAAGTTGTTTCTGGAAGCGGAAAAGTTATAGAAGTTAGAGATAGACATATCCCAACAATAGATTATTTTCTTAACATTTGGATACCGTTATTAAACATGGAAAGCATTCATAGAGATACTTATTATACTTGGATGAAATCAGATAATGAAATCAAATCCGACACTATAAAAAAGATAGAGGGTACTTTCAAAGCCTTAGCAACCGATATAGTAGCCAATGAAGGCAAAGGTATATTCTATGCTAAGAACCGTTTAGGAATGCACGACAAACAACATATTGAAACTAAAACCGTAGAAGGATTCGACTTTGATAATTAAAGGATATAGACCGCACGATAAGCAAAAGGAAATACATCACAGTATAAACCATGAGCCGTATAAGTATTATATTTTAAATATCGGTAGGCAGTTTGGTAAAACTATGCTAGGCATTAATCAATTGCTTTATTGGTCGATGAATGACAAAGGTTGTAATATTGCATGGGTTACACCTATCTATAAGCAATCAAAAAAGGTATTTGATGAAATGGAAAAGGTTTGTCAAAGAAGTGGATTCTTTCAATTCAATAGGTCAGATTTAACTATCAAAGGTTTTGGTTCTACTATTCAATTCTTTTCTGGTGAACGTCCTGACAATATAAGGGGTAATACATTTGACTATCTTATAATGGATGAGATAGCATTTAGCAGAGAGCAACTATGGAGTGAGGTATTAAGTGCGACCGTATTAGTTAAGGGTAAAAAGATACTGTTTATTTCAACTCCAAAAGGTAAAAACCATTTTTATAAACTTTCATTACAACACAACTACGACAATCGTTATAAGTACTTTCATTTTTCTAGTTATGACAATCCAATGATTAGCGTTGAAGACTTAGAAGAACGTAGACGTAATTTGCCAGACCATATATTTAGACAAG